TGTTAATATCTGTTATTTTGTTTTCAACATTTGTTTTTTAATTAAATAATTATGTCTTTTTATTTCTTTTTTAAATAATTGTGCTAATGAATTTTTTTTAATTTTTAATATGTTATGTATAATTTTAAAGTGTGCTATTTTACATTCTTGATATTTATAATAATTAATAGCAGTAATAACTTGTTCAGGTGTTAGTATTTCTTCTTCTATTGCTTCAGCACTCCTTTTTGCATCATTTATAAAATCTCTTACCCAGTCAGTAAACATTTGTTTAGGCACTTTTAAATCATTGTTATAAATATCTTTAAACTTTATGTCATTACACCATTTGTGATAGATACTAGGAAAATAAGTATTTTTCATTTTATAAATTTAAAATATTTCTATTTGTTTTCTTAACAAGGTATTCTTAATTGTACTTTAGGTTTATAACTTGCATCATAATTTTTATTATTACCTTTTGGATATTTTTCTATATTATAATTTAAGTTTTTTAACCAGATTTTGTTTTGTTTTTTGCTACCTGTAAAATAAATGTATCTATGTTTTGAGCTTCTAAATTTTCTATTTTTTTTATAATCTATGTTTTTATTATAATGCCTACTATGAGAATTATTAATAGTGCCAATATCTGTTCTTTCTTTTGTTTTACCAGTATACATCCAATTGGTAGCTTGATATATATAACCATTATGATTATATAAAGTATCAGCATAACTAACTATAATTAATGGTGGTAATGTTTTTAAACATTGAGAAACAAAAAAAGATAAACTATTTTTAATTAAATTATCATTTGTTATTAATCTGTTTAATTCATATACATATCTACTATTATCTTTACCGCAAACACCAACGCATAAAGAATTACTTGCTGGTTTACCAAAAGTGCATACACCATTTAAAATATTATCAATATATAAACCAAAAGCATAAGAAATACTACACATTCTTTTAGCATAGTGTTTATTTAATAACCAGTCCTTACACTCATAATTTTTAATTGATTTTACTTCTAACATTATTTATTAACAAGGTATTCTTAATTGAGCTGTATGTTGGTTAATTCTTTTCATAGCTGTTTCAAAGTAATCTTTGTCAAGTTCACAAGCTGTTAAATCAAAGCCTAAATTATGACAGGCTATCGCTATTGAACCACTACCTAAATGTGTGTCTAAAATCTTATCTCCTTTTTTAGCATAGTTCATTAAAATCCACTCATACAGCTGGACAGGTTTTTGTGTAGGGTGTATTCTTGGGTCTTTAATAGTTCCTTGTGGAGCTATTTCGATAAACTTTGATACTGTACCTAAATTTTCAGATATAGAAGCAATTTCACACATAGACATTGAAAAATTTTCACTTATTGTTTTCTTTTTCCATACAACAAAACCTTTAAACTGTGGTAAATTAAAATTATTAGCACCCCAAATTATTTGATTCTTACTAACCCTATACAATTCATTAAAATAAAAATTAGTAGGTTTTTTACCTAAACCTTGACCTTTAACAAATCTATTATTCCTCATTTCTTTAGTAGGTTGGTTTTCGTTTTGATCTCTATATGGAGGGTCTACTATTGCTAAGTCAAAAGCATTATCTTCATACCTTGACATTAGGTTCATATTATCTTCATTGGTTATCTTCATTGCTTTATAGCTTCCCAAACTTTAAATAAACATATCCCAAACACCATTGCTAGTAAATGGGATATGATATAACAAACGTAAATTGTAAACATTAAAGTTCATCTAATGATAATGAAACAACTTTTCTAACATAAGCTGAAAGATTAACTCTCTCTTTTCTTGCTTTCTTTTGAATCTTTTCCATATCATTTTTATAGAACCTGATTCCTATTTGTTTTGTTAAATTATTTTCTTTCATATTATTTGATTTTTTTAATAGTTTAAATTATATATATAAGTCATTTAAAAAAAGAGGTTTTCACCTATTTAAAACACATTGTTATAGATTGTAATATATTGTTAAAACGGTAAGTCTGATTGTTCTTCTCCTACAGGAACAAAACCTTTTTCTTCTTTTTCTTCTTTAGCTGGTGCTTCTGGGTTTAGTTGCTTAACACCCCAACAATTGATGTTATTATAATATTTGCCATTATACTCGTTACAGAAAACATTAAGCATAAATTCAAATACATACCCTTCTTGAAGTTTATTTACAAAATCTGTATTATCTCCTAAGAATGTTAGCTTAACATCTGAGTTTTTCTTATCATCTGTTGTGATGATTACTTCTTGAACAGGAAATTTATTTACTCCTTTTTCTTCTAATTCAAGTATTTTTTTTACTGATCCAGTTATTGATTTCATATTTATTTATTTAATTAAAATTTGTAGGCTATTCCCACAGCTACAAAGAACCCCCCTGTAGCTATAGCAATTGTATTAGGATTCAAATCTAATTGCTGCTTGTGCCATAGTATGTTGGTAGTTCCAGCAGTCATTAAACTTAGTCCACCTATTATTGCTAATTTTTTCATCTAATTCTGTAGTAATGTTCAGGTGCGCCATAAATCCCAGTCTTAGTATCTGTAGTTTTAACTAGCTTTTCTTCTTGCTGTAAGTTGCTAATTGCTCTTCTAATACTTGTTATTGGCACTTGCTTTGGAAACTTGTAAAAAACTTCTGATGCTGTTAGTGTAGAATGACTTTTAAATAAATCATACACTAGAACTTCTTGTGTTTTGTTTTTAACTTTTCTTTTATTTACATAATCAACATCTTGATTTGTAGTATTGAAATAGGTGTTTGAATTTTTCATTTTATTTATTTATTAATTATGAGCCTGTCTCAGAGTTTCAGCTCTACTTACTCTTTTGCTTTGTTTGATATTCGCTTCTTTAATTTTTTTCTCCCACTCCTTTTTCTGTTCTGCCAGCTTTCCAAATGCTAAGTCATCAATAGTAACAGCTACCTTTTTTCTAGGCTCTGGTGCTGGTGCTTTATAATTATTCGTTGGTGTAAAAGGAATTTGTTTTTTATCTGGGTAAATTGGTTTTAAATATGGAAGTGTATTGTTTAGTACGTTCTTCCAATTTTTTATCTTTTTGCCATGTGCAGTTTTCCACTTATCTTCCTTCCAAGTATTATATTTTGATGTAAGTGCGTGCTCATAATACTGAGCATCTTTATTCTGATAAGCTAGTTTTGTAAACCCATGATCTAAAAATTCTTTAAGCGTGGGTATATATATATCTTTATTTACATTATCATTAACACTATCACTTACACTAACACTATCAGGTTTTCTGGGTTTTAAAAAAACCTGCTGGGTTTTCTGGGTTTTTGGTCTACCACCTTTTTTACCATTTTCTCTACTTCTTTCAGCTCTGTTTTCATACTTCTTTAAATCTCTTTTTAAAGATTGTTTAATAGGTATAAAACACATCTTAGTAAGTCTATCTGGGTCTTCTGGATAAAGGTCATTTACATATCTAAATAAATGCTTAACAAGTCTACCAGCTTCTTCATCAGAAAGTTCTTCAAATGATTCTATCCAATCACAATAAGCAACAAATGATTTTTTGTTTTTAGCCATTACCTTAAAATTCTTTTGATGTAGTTTTTGATTTTACATAGTGTAAGGTGATCACACTTTCTTAAATCTTCATTTATAGATTCTATGATTATTTCTTTAGGTTGCTCTTCTCCATCTTCTGCAAAAAACTTAGATAAACATCTATCTGCTTTGAATCTAAATTCTGCATCTGTTTTATATAAATCTCCATACCTATTACAAGCAATCACTATAGTAGAATGATTTCTATTAATAAATTCTCCTATATCTTTAAAGTTGTTGTTGGTGTATTCTCTAGCCATGTGAGAAAATATTTTAACAGAATCTGCTACTTCATGCCTGTTAGATTTTTCTTTAACATCTACGTCTGTAACTCTTAAAACTGATTCTAATATTGATTTAAGTTGTTGCTTTTTCACATATTTTATTTTGGTCTTCATATCAACAATTAATTGATCAACATCTTCTAATAAATCTTCTCCTGTGCTTGAGCTTTTTAAATTTGTATACATTTTCAATTTTTTATGGGGAGCTTTAGTTGCTTGGCCATCTGCTCCCCTTTAGTTTATAATTTCTTTACTGTGATTGAATCCTTTCTATATTTCCATTCTGGAAGGTTTACCATTTCACCATCGTGTAAAATCATTTGCTGATCCATTAACATGGTTGCACCTTTTTCTAATCCTACAAAAGCGTGTTTGATCTGCTCTTTGTATCCTTTTAATTCTTTTTCCTTTTCTGCTACTTCTGGTACATTAGAAAAGTCTATGTATCTACCACCGTTTCTTTTCTGGATTTCAAAACCATTATTAGTAAATGGTGTATTATTAGGAGAATGTTGCTCGCATTTATCTAAAGCCATTGGCTCTACTTGTTTAATAGCATCTTCTATTAATCTTTTGTATTGTTTCAATGTACAATAAGATTCTAGTTCTTCACCTTCTTCTGCTTTTTCTAATAAGCTACACACCATATCTTCTTGCTTTTCAATAAAATGTTGCCAACGATTCATTTCTCTTTGAGCTATTAGTTCTGTGGGTATTTCGTCTAATTCGTCTAAGTATGCACCATATTGGTTATCTCTGTAACTGTCAAACTGTGCATCTGTTATGTCTTGGTATTGTCTTTTACTGTATCCCATAATATTCATTTATTTGTTCTTGTGTTACATCTTCAATTTTTGTTTCACGCATCTTTTTTTCTATTTCTTTTTTCTTGATACAAAGAGCATCTATCTCTTTTAACCAGTTTTTTACTTTATTACTATATCTCATAATCATTGATTTTTAATTGCGTTAGCTACTTCATCTGCTGTAGCAATAGAATCGTCTATTCCTATTCCTAAATTTCCTAATGCTCTACCCCATGCAGAAGTTTCACAGTTTTCTATAAAACTTGTTTTGTTGATGAATGATGACCCTTTGGTTTCATGAGCTATTCCTGTAGCTAATTCAAAGCCATCTCTGTTTTTAATACTTGCTCTTACTACTACACCATTTTCATTAAGGTGTGTAATTTCTGATGTTAGAGAAAAATTAGGATATTTATTTCTAAAGTATTTTACTCTTTCATTTACAACAACATAATCTTTACCTTTTATGTTGACTGTTTTAAATTTGGGTGTTACTAATTGATTCATTTATTTAGTTTTAAATAATTATCTATTTCTGATTGTTGTATTAACCATTTTCCATTAAAGGATGCCTTAATATTATTGCTATGAATTTTGTTTTGTACTGTTCTTGGTGATACTCTTAATATTTTAGCTACTTCATTAATAGTCAATAGTTTGTTTGGTTTTATATCTTCTAGTAGTTTTTCCCTAAAAGCATCAAATTGTTTTTGAAATGCTTTCTCAACTACATATTGAATTGATTGTTCTATGTTCATATTTTTAGTTTATATTTTAATACCATAGTTATTACCAACTTTTTTTAACAATATTTCTACTGCCCATTTTTGATCTCTAGTCATTTCTTCAATAAATCTGTGATGATGTAAAAATTCTATTGCATCAATACATTCTTCTTTAGTTACTTTATTTTTCATTGTTTTTGTTTTAGTGAGTTATTAATTGTGATTGTTCTACTTTGATAAAATTTTGCATGATCCTGATACATCTATT